TTGTATTATCCTGCCACTCTGATATGAGGCAGTATTCCAGCGACGATTTGCGGACCTCATTGACGTCAGAGAGTGAATCACCCTTGAGCACTACGTCATCCTTCTGAATCGTCCAGTGGCCATCAGGAGAGGCACTGTACGCTTCCTGCGGGAGATAAGTATCCATTGCAGGATTTCCGTCAATTGTTGCCGACTTAGGAATCCTGATGATATAGGTATCATCCGTCTGCTCATCCGTCCCCCCTGTCCGGGAGAATTTGTGGACAAAGCATACTCCCCTGATGACCGTTGGACGGAATACGTGAGACCTCGTTGCCTTGTCAGCCACTTTATTGAATATTGTGATATCCGCATTGACTATCATGTGGATACCTCCTTATCCCACTTCCTCGACCATCCTTTGAACATCAGGCCAGTGTGTGCAAGGTATTCGCTGATGATATCCATCACTGCATTATCGCAGTTCTCCGCATCTGCAGATTCATCTGCGGAATCAACACCTGCGTAGGATACACTGTATCCGTCATTCGATTCTGATTTGACTGTCCCGTTTGACGAGGCTGATTCTCTCGCCTTTTTTCTCGCGTCATACTCATACATGACTTCGGCTGCTCCGCATACGGCATCGAACACCGCATCCGGGAGCACAGATCTGTCAAGCTTATCAGTCCTCCCGAATGTCAGATATTCGATCCTCATGCTGGCCTTGTAAGACCACGAAGCCCATGCCGACTCAGGGACGGTAGAGCCAAAGTAAGTCTGAGTATAATACTCGTAGTCAGCATAAGGTTTCTGCATAGCATCAGCCCAGAGACTTGATCATTCCGATCGGAATCATCTTATGCGGATAGAAAGCATTGCCGGCTCCGTTCTTTACAAGGCTCCAGTTCGCTCCGTTCGCCAGCTCTGCGTCTGTCGGGGATGCAGTAACCTGAGATGCCATCTCATAGGAAATTCCTCTCGGTACCCACATCTTACGCTGACGAGTGTACAGAGTATCCTCGCCGCCATTGGTCTTCGGGTCACGGTCAACTTCGGACGGAACCTTCGCTCCGCAGTTGCAGAACTCGATAGCGCCGCGTCCAAGGACGAACGTGGTGTAGACCGGATCCGTGCCGGAGGTGTCTACAGGAACGCCGTCATCGATCATGACCAGTCTGCCGTTGACCGTTGCAAGTGTCGTATCCCTCTGGATACCATCTGCATCATTGTACTTGGCGTAGGTCAGAATCTTGAGATTCTCAAGGTTTGTAGCTACGACAGAGTGCAGGATGGCAAGGGAGAAAGCAGCCTTTCTGTCACCGCAGGCCTTCTGCATGCCGGTATTGAGGGACGTTCCATCGAGCATACCGACCTTGCCTTCGGAGTTCGTGACAGCCGTGCAGTCATACACATGGTTGTTTACGAACTCAGCATTTCCGGTACCGGTCATAGCAAAGACGCCCGCGAAGATGTTGATGAGAGTATCCTGATCTACATCGTCCCAGTAGTCATGGACCTGATTACCAGCCTGGGACAGGAAGTCCTGACCGCCGGTGATGTCGAAGGAGAAGTCTTTCTCCGTCCATGCCTTTGCGCGGCCTACAACGACCTTGCCCTGCATGTAGGTATCGAGATTGGATGCTGTGATATCGGTCTGGCCATCATAGTTGACCGGAGCGCCACCAATACGTCCGCTGATTGGAGTTTTGATGTAGTTGCCGCCGACCTGATCTCTCAGGACATTGGCATACTCCGGATGCTGCACGACTGCTCCAGATCTGAGGAGCATGTTCATGCGGGTGTTCGGAATTGTTTCCATATACTTCTGGAATACCTCGTCATTCCAGAATTTCTTATCGAATAAACCAGGCATAGTTTATTGTCCTCCTTAAAGTGTTTGTGGAGCATCATTTGTTCCCGTTGAGGAGTGCTCCTACGTCAGCATCGGGATGTGCGTTCTTGTACGCCATCACCTCTGCAAGTGTCATTCCCTTGCTCTTCGGCGCGGGATTTGTCGGTGAACTCATCGGATTCATCTGGGAGAAGAACGGGAGCGGATTCTGAGCCGGAGCAGGTTTCGGCTCCGGCTTCGGTTCCGGATCGGCAACCTTGAAGGCGTCAGCGTACGTCTTGCGGAATCCCTTCATAAGATCGTCAGCACCTACAAGAGCACCGTCCTTGACGGTAAGACCCTGTTCAGCCGACAGCAGGTCACGAATCCCCTTCTTGGCCAGAGATGATGTGAACTCCGTTCCGGACAGATACTGGTCAATAAGGTGATCTCTCTCCTGCGCTGTCAGTTTTGCATTGAGAGCCTTTGTCTCGGTCTCATATTTCTGCTTCCAGTCTGCAGCTTCCTTCTTGACCGTCTCGATTGTTACTCCATCTTTCTCAAAGCTTTCCAGTTTGACGTTCGCCTCTTTGAGCTGTGTGTCAAGCCCGTCTGCGCGGGTCTTCTCGCGGTTGAACTTCTCCTGGCTGACATAGCCTCCGGCCTTCAGATCTACAACATTGATTGTCTTGTCTGCCGTAAGGGCAGCAATGAACTCATCAGCTGTCATAGTCTTCGGCGCTTCGCCTTCTTTCGTTTCTCCCCACAGTTTCTTCAGAAATTCGTAAGCCATAATGTATCTCCTTATTCGCTAGATTTAGTTTAAACGACGGTCAACTCCGTCACGGCTATCTGGACTTGAACACCGTCCAGCCGGCGCCTGGCAGTTTAAACGTCTTGCCCGGGACATATAAAAAGAGGGCTGCGGACAGCCCCCTCTTTCGTGAGAATTTATAAAGCATGAATTGTAGGCACAGGATTATACCCATTTCCTATCGTTTGTTAACATTTACTGCCATTTACTACTGCCACTCTAACCCTCGTGGCGGGGAGATAGCAGGATCACCTCCTTCAGCTGTTGTCTGTCGGACCTCTGAGCAGTGTTCGTTTGCTCCGCACCTTACTCACCTCCTCCTTTTTATATTCCCCTGTCAGGTCAAAATAGAGCAATGGCAAGGACAATTATGTCCCTACCTGCCAGTTAGCAATTATCTGTTCACCCGGAACAATGTCTGGAACATAGCCTTGGACATCATGCCGATTTCTCCCGTCTGGAGATGCACGACATAATCTCCGCACCGGCCTTTAAGCCTTCCGCGATCCGAGTATAGAGTAAAGCCGTAGATGCGGTTGGCTCCATCCTCGATACGGCTGTCGATGAAGATCTTCTCATTGTCGACGGCCTTTGCGAACCAGAAAGGAGCAACACGGTCATCGTACCTGGACGTGAACTCGAACGCATCTACGACAAACGAGTTGCTTCGATAGTTCACGGAAACCTCCTTACTGTGCAGTAACAGGGATGCACTTGTTCTCCCACTTCTTGTACGCATCAAGGTAGGCTTCCTGCCTGTCACCATTGAATGTGATCTCGTAATACATGCCGTCTGGGACGGTCGTGCTGAGCAGAGCCTTGTGATTCTGGAGAGTCTTACAATACGTGACAACGTACACATCACCCGTCTCGATATGCCCATTCTTGTCGGTCTTGTCTGCCCTGCTGTTGAAATAATCAACTATCTGCTCCTTGGCGAACTGAATAAATTCTTTGCTTCCCATAAATTTCCTCCTTATCCGACTGTGAAGGCCGTCACATCACGCATGTTGTAGCCGGCAATCCACTGTTCATTCTTGATGATGATGAGATAGATTCCGCTGTCCTTTGCGAGGACTTCGTAATCATCCCAGAACTTCTGCGGGATAATGTCGATCTTACCGTCCCGGAAGAAAACCCTGATCTTCTGTTTCTTCGGCTTTTTCTTCTTTACCTTTGCCATGGTTACCTCCTGTCATTCAACAACTTCCCAATCCGTAGCGAGCATGTCGGCCTGCGAAGCAAGCCAGCCCATCTGAACTCCGGACGATCCGACGAAAGCGAAAGCTGCATTGCCTATCGCGTCATGCTGGACATTGATGCAGTCACCCTCTGCATTCTTATAACTGATGCAGGTCGCAAGCTCCACGAACTGATTCTTGCCGTTCCATCCCCTGCGCCGGATCCGCTTACCGTAAAGCTTCGCCATCTGGATAGCTTCACCGAAGGACATGCGTTTCTGTGTTCCGCCAAGCACCGGGCAGTTCGTCTCATCGGCATGCATCCAGTCATCAGCAAGGATGTTGCGGAGCGTATACTCTACCCGCTGTGTTTCACGGATATCAAGGACAGGCTCACCGTTATCGGATTCTTCCGGCCTGCAGTGCATCCGGATCGTCTCCTCAACATCGTCCCAGTCCCAGTATCCCGCCCATGCAGGACGTTTAATCTTTGCACCCGCCTTCATGGCATCTAATGCAACTGCAAATTTCATGGATACCTCCTTTTATGCATAATTAAAGCATCGGTCTCCCGATGCCAAGTTACCTTGATGCTCTTCTGTTAGCCCATACTGCTCTTTGAGAAAGTGACCTGCCGAATCCGGGAACCCTGACTCGGTCATTCTCGGCATCTCTGCCTGTCTGTCTCAGGAAGTCCTTCAGCTTCGCTTCCTTCTCCTTCAGCTTCACGGATTCTGATTCAAATCCATCTCTCAACGTCTCGATTGTCTCGTCATCTTCTGCCTCATCAATGGCAGCATCAATGCCTGACAGGGTACGCTTTGATTCCCGTATAGATCTCTCCATTTTTCTCTGGAGCTGTGAAGCTTCATAATCGTGGTACTCATCTCCGTCATACTCTACCGTATGGTTCGCATATTCAGACAGCTTATCAGCTGAGTATGCCCTCTCCGAAATACCTGGCCAGAACGGGTAAAAGGTATGCCGGCAGTTCACACCGCACAATCCTCCTGCATCGCCATAGCCTGTGGATTCTTCGAAGTTTGGATAATCAGCTGTCGCGCCCTCGATTTTGAAGACCTGTCCCTGCCATTCGGCGTGGGATGGTCTTGCTCCCGGATGAGCGGAAGTCTCATAATACTCGGCGTCCAGTTCCGCAGCGTTCATTTCCGTTATGCGTCCTGCCGTCTGATTTAGGCTTGTCAGGACGTTTCGACGTATTGCAACATCCAATTTATCGTTACGGCTCGGAAATGCGACTGTAGCGCCCTCTCGGCCTACTTTCTTGACTGCCTGATAGATAGCCTCGGCAGGTGAAAAAGCACCGGAAGAAGCTTTCATGAACGCTTCGTTCGAGCATTCCATATAGAGTTGTCCACCGGTTGAGCCTGTTGTCAGTGTGAGGTTGTGGATATTTCCTGCTGTTCTGTCCACCATTGCATCTAAAATCTGTCTCATCTGCGGCGACAAATTCATTTCAACTTCAATTCCATTTCGGATAAGGGGAGCAACATTGCTTTGAATGTTGATATTCATAGCCTCACCGAATATCCTCCTGATTTCTGCATCCGACTTGCCTGCGTGCTCCGCAACTCTGCGGAGGATATCGTCTTGTAAAGCGCCAAGGTGTTGTAACTGTCTGTACTGGATGTTGGCAGTGTCGGTTAGTTCACCTGTCTTCACAATTCTGCGGGCTATGTCCCTTATAATGTTATCTTCGAGATCATCATAGAGCCTCACAAGATACTCGGATGCGGTCGCAAGATATTCGGGAGTCAGCATTTCCTACCCCCTATTCTTTCGGAAACAGGGAATCTGCATCAGGAAGCGGTTCGGGCATCATTTCCTTTGCTTCTTCCTCTGAGCAGCCGAAGTACCATGCAAGGAAAAGCTCCGGTTTGAGCTTATTCGCCATGACCATAGCCCATCTTCTCTGATACTCAACG